CTCCAGTCGGGGTAATCTGTGTGGCTTAGCCATTGCTCAACGCTCACATCAGCATCGGAAGAAATGGGGGTAAATTCTTTCCGGCAAACACGCCTGCAGTGCAATCTGAACTTCTTCAGAAGCGACTCCTCAGGCGTGGGCGGTTTCTTAAGAAACCTATGCCTCACTCCAGCAATGGTTGTATCGGGGTCCAGGGGACAAGGGTGTGGGCGAACCGCTCCAACCACCACTGGTCCCAATGAAACCTGGACTACCGGGCGCTTTCCTAAAGCTGCCTCGCGCGGTTTTGATATTACCGCAGATCCTTTGATCTCCTTGATCGCATCCATCGAATTCTCGAGGTAGCGATATCCACGGGCGTACAACCGTTGCCCTCCAATCCTGCTGGAGCGAGTTAGAAACCCTGGGGGCGGGCCTGCTGGATCTGCATCCAGAGTCCTTCCGCCACCAAACAGGTGTTCCTAGCCACATCTTCACCCTGTTGATACAGTTCTTTGTCAATATTGACGGTGTGTATGGTCTTTACCGCGCATGCAAGCCGTTCTTTGACGACAAGGGCGTCGTCAGTTAGCATGACATTCGGAGTAGTCAATTGTGCTAACAACTCATGAGATATGAGAAGAAGGTCGGGAACTCCAGTAAGTTGCCCGAATTTGTCGGTGTTGAGAAGAACGCCATTTAAAGTCTTACGGTACGCAATGACGCTGTACCGGGCGTTGACATGTTTCAGTTCCCGGAGTGACATGGAGTCGGCTCTCCTGTCAGCATCGTCCCAATCCTTATTGGTCATCGACGAGTAACTGTGGATGGTGCGCTTACAAAATTTCGCCCTGTACCCACGCTTGGCACAGACGTAGCGGTCGGCAAAAACCGCGGCGATCTGATAGAGCATGCTGGCAACCATCCATTGCCAACACATCAGACACTCGAACTGATCGAGATAAAACGCCATAAAAACGAAAATCGCGGGGAAAACCAATACAAACAACCAAAAGGTGAATGTGGCCTCAGCCGTTTCGTCTTGCCATTGACAGTGGAAGTGTTTGCGTTTCTGTTCATGGAACTGATCAACCGCATTCCTCTTGTCACCGAGTCTCTTCTCGGCCTGTTTTAAGTCCTCTTGGACATCATTGAGATCACGTCGCAGGTGCATTGCTGCATCCTGTGCGACCCGTGTTTCTTCGGTCTGCTCGTGGAGCGCGTCTTTCAGGCCATCAGCCTGAGACACCGCATCTTTCACGGCCCACGCGGTGGCTTTATCTCCGCCGCGGGACGCACCGTTTTTGCGTCCTCCCTTTCTCCTCGGATTGCCGGCCTTCGTGGTCTTCGGCGAATGATCCAGAGGAGGATTGTCTCGTGTCCGCTTTCCAGACGGTGGGGATTTCTCTCCAACCTTCTTGCCAGCTTTGGGGCTCGAGACTGACTTTACCGGTTTGCGGCTGGTACCACCACGTGGTTTCCCA